GACCTTAATATGACGCTCGCCATTGCGATTGACAAACACGCGGCGCTTTCGGGCCGATCCGCGCAAGGCGGGAACGTATCGGTTACGGTTAATAATTATGGCGCGATGTCCCGCGAAGAGATGCTGGCCAGCGTAGAGAAGGAACGGAAAAGGGACGCGATAGAGGTATAGGCGCAAACTACACATCGACGTATTGGGATAGGTTGATACGATAGGTTTTCCGCCATGTGGGGTTTTCCCCAGTCTTTTCCGCGCGGTGTGTTGTCACCTAGGCGCGCCCACGCGCGCCATCCCTTGCGTTTCTAGGCGTTTTAACGCCTTGCCCATACCCCAGCCCCTACTTTTCGGCAAATTGGCAAGAAACGGCTGCGTTTGGCTAGTGTTTGGACTAGTGTTCATGCAAAATGCACGATTCGTTTCGTGACGGACGTTACGAAACGGGGCAAACCAGGCAAATTTGCGCCAATCCCTACTTTCGGGCCGGACTGGCCAGCCAGGGGAGGGGGTGGGTCAGCCCGACGGTCGGGGCAGAAATACCAATACATCCACCCCTCCAATAAAAATTTTGCAGTAAGTCGCCAGCCTCCGCAAATGCAGCCTCATTTTATAAAAAATCGCTCCCTGCTAGTTGCGTTACGGTATGGCAACGCAACGGCTGACCGCCAAAAACCACGCAACGAAGTTTTTGCTCAACCGAAAAACGCCTCGCCTATTTCCGTCAACGGAACATGCCCAACGGAAACGCAGAGGAATGCGTATTTTGAATACGCATTTCCGTTGGGTATTTCCGTTGGCCTACGGAAATCAATTTCCGTTGGCATTTCCGTCATTTCCGTCATTTCCGTTTTCGACATGGTTAATAAACGTTATTGACAGCACGCAACCAGACCATCAACGTCACGCAACGGTTAGCTTTAACTGAAATCGCACCGAATAATTACGGCACTAGAAACCCGCATAAAAACATGAAAAATGACCCGACAAAAACCCGCCTCGCAATCTACGCGAGGGTATCAACCGAACAGCAATCCTTGCAGCCTCAACTGCTGGAATTGCGCACCGCCGCCGCCGCTCGCGGCCTGACCGTGCTCCATGAGATTACGGACGTGATTAGCGGCAGCAAAGCCAGCCGCACCGGCCTGGATCGCCTCATGGCCATGGTTGAGGCGCGGGAGGTGGACGTTATCATGGTCGTTAAGCTGGATCGGCTGGCCCGGTCACTGGCCAACTTTGTGCGCCTGACAGCCACGCTGGATGAGCATGGCGTGGCGCTCATTATTCCCGGTCAGGGCATCGACACTTCGGACACCAACCCGTGCGGGGCTATGATCCGTGGGGTGCTCGCAGTCATAGCGCAGTTTGAGCGGTCTCTGATCCAGGAGCGGACGCGGGCCGGGCTGGCCGTAGCGCGGTCAAATGGCAAGGTTTTGGGCCGGGTTAGCCCGCTGATGCCCGCTGCATCAAAAAGGGGCGCAATCGTGGCCCAATGGCGCGCCAAGGGCGGTGGCTATGACGAGCTGGCTGTGGCGCTGGGTGGCGTTAGCCGGGCGTCGGCGTGGAGGGAGGCGCAAAAATGGGTGGCGCCCACTACTGCGCCCACCGCTGCCATGACCACTGCTATCATAGATATGGATTAGGCCGGGTCACTAATCGGGGTCACTAACCGGGGCGGTCTGCACTACACTGCCGCTTCCGCCCCGTGCGGGGGATGGTCGGCCAGTCGGAATAAAAAGCCGGCTGGCGTTTCGATCCTGTCCAGCAAGCCTGCCGCCGCGGCGCGCAGGCACAAATCCTTGAACGAGGAGAGTGGTATTTCTGAAATGTCGCCGACCTTGCGGTAGATTATGTTCAGCGTTTGCGGCGTCTCGTTCAGCTTGGGGAAAACGGTCCTGAAGAGGGAAAATTCGTATTTCTGCTTCCGGCCCGGCTTCTGCGGTGGCGCTTTTTTGACCTCCGTCTCCGCCTCGCACATCTCCCAGTGGATGACGGGCAGTGATTGCCCCTCTATTTCCATCCGCTCCTTGCTGTGCCGCAGGCCCAACACGGTCACGGGCTCCTTAAAGTTGCCGGTCACGCTAGGCTTGGTGTAGCCGGCGCGCACGCCGCGCTTGGCCAGAACTAAGTTGAAGCGGCCTTCGGTCTCTGATGCTCTGAGCGATATAACAAAGCGCGCCCAATTCGTCAGGTCTGCGCTTCCCGCCATCTCATACATGACCTCGTTCCACTTGCGGTCGGCGCGCTCCTTCGGCGGCTTGGCGGTATGGTGGATCACGATGTAGGCAAACGACGCCGGCTCGTTCAGGCTGTTCAATCCCTCGCGCAAAAACTCGCCCGCCGCCTTGGCATCGTTCACGTCGCCGCCGATAAAGGCCAGCAGCGGGTTAATCCACACGATGTCAGGCTTATGGATCGCGATCTGGCGCTTCAGTTCGGCCAAAAAGGTTAAACCCCGGTGAACGCGGTCAGTTATCACGATCACATTGGCCGCAACCTGCTCCTGCTCGGCTGCGGTCAGGCGCATGGCATGGATCAGGCTAAATTTAACCTCGGCCATGTCGCCGTCGCTGTCCTCGGCTTGGAAAATAAGGCTCTTTAGGGAGCGGCCATGGGGGTCAAGACCGCCCCAGAGCGGCCGACCCAGTGCCCACGTCGTCGCGGCCTGGAGCGACAGGCTGGATTTGCCCATGCCAGAGGTGGATGCCAAAATGCCGCCGTCACCGCGGCACAGGAAGCGGTTCCCGAGCAAAATGCTGGGGTCGTCCTTGGCCGGCATGGCGAAGGACATGAACGGGCGGGCTGTCAGGCTTGGCGCGCCTGCGCGGCCGGTCCCTATCGCCTGCAACCTCACCATCATTTCCGCCGCCGACTCCGCTGGATCGCGGGTTGTGTGCGCCTCGCTAGCGGCGCGGGACGTAATCTCGATCAGCTTCCGGCGCATGGCGCCGTCCCGCACGGCGTCGATCAGGGCCGGCGCGCTAATCGTGGTCGGCACCATCTGGCTGATGGCACCGATGCCTCCCCAGCCGCCAATTTTTGAAAAGTCGCCGGATAGCTTCAGGCTCTCAGCCAGCCGGGCGGTGTCCACCTCGCCGTGTTCCTTCCATATCTCCGCCATGTGCCGGTAGACCGTGCCGCAGTCGCGGTCAAAAAAGCTGCTGGCGGTGATCCCGCCCGCGGCGCACTGCGCCATCACGGTGTCGCTGTAACTGAGGCAAAGGGATAACAGGTAGCGTTCTGGCTGTTCGTCGGGTGCCACCACAGCAGGCGCGGGCCAAGCGCCGTTTACAGCCTGCGGTGTCAGGCGGTGCGGGGCTGGCGCAGTGCCCATGGCCTGCGTTGGCGCAGTCCGCACAGGCGCATCATCATCAAGGTCCAGCATGGGCTGCGCAGCAGTTAGGCGGTTCATGGTGTGGCCCTTTCGGTGTGCAGTTCGCAGCCGCACGAGTGCTCCGGCCAGTTGTCGTAAACGCGCTCAAACTCAGGCGCTACGCATGCCCACCCCTTCTGCACAGTGCAGGCGCATTTTCCGACGTGCGCCGCTGGGTCTGGTAATGGAACAGTGCAACAGTGGTGATGCACGGCTTTGCGATGGATGCAGGTGCAGCAGCACTGGAACATCGGGCCGACGAGAAGCTGGCAGTCGGGGTGGCTCATGGTTGCGCGGCGTCGGTTGCCAAAAGTATCGCCCCCGCTCCATAAAAGGAAACGCCCGGCATAGCCGGCAATTTATGGACGCGGAGGCGGGCACCTTGCGGTGCCAAAGTTTTAGAGGTAGTCATGTCGTGTTTCGGCGACTGGGTTTAGGCTTGGCGGACGGACGGGGCGGAGGCAAGGCTATTACTGGCGAGCGGCGCCGCTAAGTTGCGCGATGGCCTCGCGCGCCTTCTCCGCCATCAGTTCGCCGGCCCGGCTGTTGTCGGCGCAGGCTTCGGAGCCAACCTGCCAGATATACTGGATGCGGTGGAGCGCAGTCATGGCAACGCCCAGCCGGCGCTCGGCGTTGTCGCGTTGCTTGATTACGGGCACGCGCTGCACGATGTTCAGCATGGCGCGGTCGCAGATGCCCTGTATTTCGGAGGCCACGTCGGCATCCTCAACGCAGCAACCCTTGATGCGCTGAAACTCGTCGCGCATTAGGTCGATTGTGTCGGTGGCAGCGCTTAGTTCGCGCTCCAGCAACCGCATTTCGTCGGCGTAAACCACGTCGTTGGGCAGCGTGTGTGAATTGATTGGGAGCAGGATGGCGTTGGTGCGGGGTGTGGCGCGCTGCTGGGACGCTTCGTGATATGCGCGCAGTTCATTGATTGTGCAGCGGGGCTGGCTGCCGACACGCCCAAACGGGCATCGCGTAGATTGGTCGCAGTCGCAGGTCTTCTCTTTGGCCCCTGCGCCCACGCAGGCATCGCTCTCAATCTCGGCTGACTTTTTATACCACAGTTTGCGCTGCGCTTCGGTCCACTCAGCTTGCGTGGCGTCGTCAATGGTGCGTTTTGGTGTATCCATAAAGTTAATCTTCGATGTCCATGACCGCCGTCAGTCCTCCAAGTCCAAGATCGCGCGCTTCTTCGGCTGCTTGGATGAACCGCGCGGCAACTTGCGGCACGATTGCATTGCCGTAACCCCGGAGGAGCCCCACGCGCGAGGGAAACCCATGAGCCAGCGGGAATGATCCGGGTTCAAAGCGCCGCGCTTTCCCGTCGGAGCAGTGGACGACATCAAAACTTGCCGACCAAGGAGACAGCGATCTGGCGTCACCGTCAGGTCGCAGTCCCCGTCCTTGTGATCCCTTGATGTTGGCGTTGCCCAGCCCGTCAACATCACCACGTCCGACAGATTCGCCATGCCGTGACCCTGCGCCTTCTTCTCCGCAATGTATTCCGGCGTGTGCGGAGGAAAGTGATCCCGAGCGGTCGGCGTGGGCCAACCGCTCAGACGTGCCGCACTGGTCAGCGTGTCCGGCGTCCCGCGATGCGCTCCGGTCGATTCGCTGTCCTCCGCTCGGGGCGTCGGCCAACCCACTAGCTGCGCCGCTCCCGGCAGTTTCAGAAATCTCGGCCGCTCCGACCCGTCCGCTGGCTTCTTGCCGTAGCAGTGGGTCGAACCCAGAGCGTCGTTCACCATTGGCGTAGGCCACCCAGTAAAGTCTTTGTCTGATATGGGGCGCGCCGACGCCCGCAGCGCACAGATCGGCCGCAGCGCAGGCGTAGTCCGCTCCTTCCAAATCAGCGCATACTCCATCAAGCCATTCAAGGGCAACTTTGCTGCTAACTTGCTCGCCAGCGATGACTGGAGGGCGGCAGACGTTAATGAGGCGGAAGAAGTGGGGCCAGAGGTGACGTTCATCGGAAAATCCTAGTTGCGCTCCTGCGGCGCTGAATGGTTGGCAGGGACATGAGCCGGTCCAGATGGGGCGGTCGGAAGACCAGTCGGCAAGTTGCAGTGCGAGAGACCAGCCGGCTACGCCAGCGAAAAAGTGGCACTGCGTGAAGCCCGCCAAGTCGGACGGCTGGACCTCGGCGATGCTGCGGGTGTCCACGACACCATCATGGATAAGTTTATCGGCGATCAATTGGCGAATCCACGCTGCCGCCCTAGGGTCGAACTCGTTATAGTAGTTCATGTTTTGATGCTATCCGCCACCCGCAAAAACTCCTCACGATACTTGCCCGCGTAGCCGCGCCCGTCCACAAGGCGCTCCAAGGCACGCAGCACGTTAGCCCTACGGACGGCCGTATCAAACTTGCCGCGACGCACACCCCGACTGGACGGATGCCGGTTGCAGTGGGCGCGATACCAAGCTGGGCCTCGGTCTGCCACGACCCGCTTCATCCCGCCATCATTCCACCCGCGCCGGTTAGGATTGAGCGGCACCAGCACCACCTCAAGGCGGTGAGCCTCCAATTCCGCAAGCATGATTTGCAAGCCAGCCATGTTCACGTCCGCACTACGCGATTTTCCAAAAACGCCATCGCAGCCTGCTGCACTTCCATGCACTTGCGGCGGTGAACGCGGCTACGGTCGTTATTGCTGGCCGGGGCGCTGGTCATCATGCCGCCTGGCGTCATGCCGGGGCGGATGTTGCGGCCGATGATGGCGTTGCTGGGCTTGGATGTTTTGAACGTAGGAGTAGGCATGGATTAGTTGGTTTCGTTTGTGGATGGCGTTGAAATTGGCAAACTCCACGCAGCGTCACGCCACGCTGAGATGCGGGTTGAGCCTACGCCAGCGACCAACCCGCCTTTCGGTGACTTGCATACGGTAAAGTATTGCCTGCCGCCGTGAGTTTTATGGCTCTCTATGGTCGCGCTTGGATAGGCGGCGCGGAACGCCTTTTCATAGTTGGATTTCATGGTTGGAACAGCGGACAGTCCTCAATCCCGCCAAGGCCGTTGCCGGAATATACCGTCTCGCGGTAAACCGCCTTGCGGCGCTTAGGCAGGTCCACGAAGTAAGCGTTGATCTTGATGACATCGGCCGCAGCACTCTCCGCCGTAGCGTGCCTAGTCTTGACCACGGGATGCGGCGGCGCCCGAAAGATGCGCGGCCCGAAAGGTTCGGTGCGGTGAAAGCTGTGGCACATGATAACGTGCTCGTCTGATTCGGCGTCGTAGACGGAGAAGATGGTGGGGGGCTGTGTCATGCTCAGTAAAGACACTCGCTGTAAAGCTCGCCATCACCACTCACGCGATGGCGAATCTGCTGCGCACGAAGCGCGATATTCCAAGACTCCTCGCGGTCTGAGAAATTGCCCCATTGGTCAATGAATCCCTGCTCCTCAACCTTCAAGTGATAGCCTTCACCGTAAATGCGATGAAGCGTGCGGCGCATATCTGGTGAGAAGTGCCGGACGCCGAGAATAATTTCTCCATCCATCATGCGCATTGCCGCGCAGATAATGCGGCGTTCTGATTCTACGGTAAGATTATTCATGGCTGGTTGTAATGCTTCAGCCCCGTTTTAACGCAGAACGCCACAATCGCCTCATCCTCATCCTCGCCCCGCGCCCAGTTCTCATCATCCAGCACGCACTCAAACCGTCCGCTCGGCAAACGGCGTAAAACGAGGCCGTGTTTTTCCAGCCACGCGAGGCGCGGCGAGAGCGATGGTTGAAGGTCTGGAAAAAGATCGCTCATTTTACGTCCGGCTCACCGCTGCGGTCCAAAATCAAACGCTCCATGCGTAATTGCGTCATGGAGTTAAGCCCGAACACGTCCGACAGGGCACCGTGCCAATCCGAGTTTACGCGATCACCGGCACCGTCTGAAGCGCGGGTTGTAATAACGAACGCGTCAAAGTGCGCAGCAAGCGCCACCTTGGCCTCGTTCAAAGCAATTTCTTCGGCTGGAGTCATAGCTGATGCGCTAATCCGTGTTCCGATTATTTTGTGACCGCAAGCAAAATCTCGCTTGACGAGTAGAAATAGTTGCACGCATGTGGCGCCATGCCAAGAAAAGCAATCAAGGGCCACACCCGCAGATGGATCAAAGGCCGCTCCAAAAACCCGGTGCTCCTGCCTGACGATCTGCGCACGCTGGGGAACAACGTCAAAAGCCGCCGCATCGCGCTTAACATGGAGCAGGCTGCGCTGGCCGAAGCCGCTGGCGTCGCGCTTCGCAGCATCGTCAACATTGAAACGTGCGCGATGAACGGTTGGCCGTCCACGCCGGTGTTTCTCAAGATTTCGCGCACGCTCGGGTTGCCCGATCCGACGCTGTTTCGGCCTTCGCCGTATCAGGGGAAGCAGCCAGCGACAACGCCTACGCCATAACTAAAGCCACGCCTGCACCATAACTAACGCAACAGCCAACCCCAACACCCCCATGACCCCCTCCCGCGAAGCCTACGACCTCTTCCACGCCGCCTGCCGTCGCCACGTCTGGCGCCGCCTCAAGCGCGGTCACTGGCGCAGCCTCCGCTTTCTCTGTCTTGTAATTTCCGATACAGTCAACCGCGTTTGCACGCCACGATAATTTATGCCCGACCTAAACCAAGCCATCCTTGATGAACTCAAGGCCATTCGCGCCCTGCTCGCCAGCGGCGCCAAGCCTGCTACTGCCGCCCCGGCCGCTGCATCTACCGCCTCGCCAACGCCGGACGGCCCGCCGCCGCAGCCGGATACCGTGGTGGAGAACGCCGCATCTACGACCATCCATTTTGGCAAGAACACGGGCAAGGCACTCGGCGAACTGGGCGAAAAGTCGCTCGGCTGGTATGCCTCGGTCAAAGCGCCCCGCCTCGATAACAGCGGCAAGCCATTCCCGCCGCGCCCTGCCGACGTGGCACTGGAGCAAGCGGCTCGCACGCTCTGGCATCAGCAGAAGGGCACGCTGACGACGGGGACGGCGCCGTTGCCGGGTGGCGGCGCGCCATCCGCCGAGGGCGACGAAATTCAGTTCTGATCTAAATATCGCTTGACGAGTAACCACACTCGTGATTGCGTTTTTGCGTGAACCAAGCCTAGCTTGGCACCCATAGTTGAAAGCTGGAGGTGCCTGCCCCGGTAACACGGGGTAGGTATCCCAGCAGCGGTTCTTTAACATTTCGGGCGTGTTCTTAGATTCTACTTCTGAAACAAGCCCCGGCTTCATGCGGAGATCGTCACCGTCGCTCCTGATTACGGTGGCAAATACAACAGGCATCAAACACCTCGTTGCAGCCTTCGGTCAGTCCGAAGAACTGCGCTTTGCGGCTTAACACCCGCAACGGAAACGCGCTGGACTCCGATACGAGCGCGATCCGTCAAACATCGGAAACCACAATTGGCGCGGCAAGCTCCGCGATGGTGGAGGTTGTGGCATTGCGGCACAGGCCAGTAATCCAGAACCCAATTAAGCATGTCAACAGCTAGGGCGCTGATCCGAAGCACCGGGGTGCGAATCCCCGCACGTCCACCACTTTCCCTCCACCGCCAGCCGCGTCCAAATCCTTAGCGGGGCTCGCAAAAACGCGTTAGCGGGCGGCGGAGGGGATTATCTTACCCGAGTTGACGCGGGGCTTGTCATACGTCCGTGCGAGCCGAGCTGGGTTCACGTCATCACGCCTTTTGCGCACTGGTCGATCCTCACCGTGCGTTGGCTTACAACAGCCCGTAGCAAGCTCGGCGAGGAGGATTTTCCCGCTGCGGTTCGGCCCATGGCCAAAGGATACCGCCTCGCAGGCTGCATAGGACTGGCGGTAAACAACAACGCCCCGATTTACGTCGGGGCGTTTTGCTTTGTAGTAGGCTACTTAAAAAGCAGCCCGTGGCGGCATCACTTCCTCGTAGATCGGGTCGCCCTCAGTCTTCACGATCCTGGCTCGCAGCTTCATAAAGATGCGGTAGGTGGCGTTTCTAGCCCGCCACATCGACGCACGGCGCCGGTCTGGCAGTTCTATCACGACCATGCCGCGATTGGGCGGAAATCCCCACACAACGGCGTCGGTGAGCACGGGCCAGCCGTTGATTGATTCTGGCGCAGCGGCAACCATGGACTCGGCCTCAACAGATTCGTCCCCGATGTCCATGACGGGCGCAGCATCAGGCAGGGCCACAGGCGCATTACGCGCAGCCTCCAGCGCCGCAAACATCGGCTCGGCCGCGTTCTGGTATTCCGGCCCCAGCCGCGCGTCAAACACGTCAAAGCCCTGCTCCGCAGCGTAGGCTTCGGCGTCAGCGGTGCGACCGGCGATCATCAGTGTCCGCACTCTGGCGGTGGCGTTGGAGCGGCGTTGCTTGGCGATCTTTTCTTCTTTGGTGGGCATAGGATTGTTTAATTAGCGCCTTAATAGGCATCCAAGTTAAGATTACTCTCCGGCAACGGCGTCACCGTCGAAAGCTGCTCGTCCAGTATCGGAAACGGCGCCGCCCCGATGTGCCGGATCAGCAGCCGCGAGTCGCACCAGATTTTGAAGCCCGCTTTGCGCGCCAGGTGCGAAAAGAAAAAGTCTTCGCCTAGCATTCGGGATTCGCCGGGGTGGATCACGTTCAGGATTTGCTCAATGTCCCACAGCCTCTCCGCGTCCGTTCCGCCCGACCGCATGGCGCTAGTAATCCGCGCCAGCCGACCCTCCGGCGTATTTGGCCCCACGATGCCGATGGGAAACAGTTCCGTCATGGTCCGGCTCGTGATGCCGCCATGCGCGTCGTCGTCCTCGTAGGTGAACCGGCGCTCGGGGAATGCAGCGCACATCGCCCGCAACGCCGGCACACTGACCAAGAACATGCCCGTCCCAAAAAAGTCCATGTCGCACAGTCCGCGCTCATCAGGAAACGCGCCCTTCTTGCGCACCACGAGCCAGCGGATCGGGCCGGACTGCTTTTTGACGTATGGAGCACACACGATAGGCTCGTTATGCGCCAGCATCTGAAGTAGGGCTTCAGGATACCACTTCATGTCGGTGTCGATTTGCACCATCACGTCCGCCTCGGTGCGAATGGCGTGGTCCGCCATGATGTTTCGGCTGATGTTGATCGCGGAGTTACCGGCCTCGACGGACAGTTCAAACACGTAGTCAGGATGGTTGAGCGCCAGCAGCTTCGCGTAGGCGTCAAACCACCAGAACGGCAGACCACCCTTGGCGGAGGTGCAGATTACCACGCGGCGCTTCATCGCGCCGCCTCCACGGGCTTCGCCAGAGACACAGAGGCGTGGACGGGCTTAGACGGCACCGCAGTAACCGGCACCGGCACCTTGACCGGCCGCTCCGCAAACACATGGAAATACCCCGAGTTGTCCTTGAGCGTGCCGATGTATTTGCCGGTCACGTCCTCGTCACCCAGCTTGGCCATGGTAAACATAAACTCTTCGGTCTGGTCAGCGTCCTCGTCCTCGTAGGTCCACAGCAGGCACTTGTTGAAGCGGTGGTCAAGGTTGACAGCGAGCAGTTCTGCGCCGATGGGCAGGTCCAGTTTTTGGGACGGTTGCAGGTCAAGGGAGTGGGCGGTGATTTTGTTACTCATAGTTTGAAATCGGCAGGCAGCAGGTCAGTGCGCACAAACTTAAGCTCGGCGCGGTTCAGATGCGGGTGGGCTTCGCCGGTTAGAGTGAAGCCAGCCTTGGCCATGTTTGCTTTGATGGGAGCGATCCAGTCGTCGTTATGAGTCTCCATCATTATCGCGCTCAGTTCCGAAATGCGCCCCGCCAGCGTCAATGCGGCCAGCACCGCAATTTCTGCGCCTTCCACGTCAATTTTTAGCACATCCGCCTGCGGCAAATCCGTAGCCGCGATCACGTCCACCTCCACGCGCTCACGGCCCGCGACCTCCGGCATCATCAGCGACCACTCCCCGCAATTGAACTCGCCCGCCTGAAGCACGGCGCGGCAGGCGTGGCCAGCGACGGCTTGCTGGTGAAGCAGCACGCGCACGACATCATCGCTCACGTCAATTAGGTCTTCAACGGTGCGCTCCAGCAGCTTGAAGTTACTGGGACATGGCTCGTAGGCGTGGATGGTGCAGCCGGGCCAGCGTTTGACGGCCCAGCGAACAAAGCCGCCCACGTTCGAACCCAGGTCTAAGATTGTTGGGGGAGACGACGGGTTGAACGGGACATCGTAGGAGCCACCCTCGACGACATCGCGGCAGTGGTCCGGGTGAAGGCCATAGGATTCAGGCCAGAGAGGTTTAGATGTCATCGCGGTGTCCTTTTTTAATTTTTGCGGTTAGCGCCTGGGTATCGGTCCAGCCACTTCGTCCAATTCTTGCGTAAATAGTGCCTGCGTTAATGTTCAGTTTTTCGGCCCACTGGACCGCATTCATGGTTTGCCCATCGTGGGTAAGGACGGCGTTCCTTCTAGTGTTGTTATTGTTCACCTTGCGCGTAGTCCATCGGCAATTTTCTTTGCAGTATCCGGCCATGTTATTTTCACGGTCAAGCTCCAGCCCGTGCTCGTAGCCATGAAACATGTCGGCTTCAAAGTTAGCGTAGTTCTTCCAGCGATCACACACAAATATCCCACGACCTCCGTAATATTTGAATGCCCGCGCATTTGGATTTGAGCACCGCTGAATCATGCCGCTCCACACTCCGTAAAAACGCTTCCTGCTTTTATCTGCGGTTGCTCCGTGACGGCGTGCCGTATCCGCAATGAGGCATCCGCACGAAAGCGAACCTCGTCCGATGTTTGTGGAGTAAACGAATTTTTCCGTTCCGCAATCACAGCGACATAACCATTGCATGAGCCCACGATGATCCCTGCGGCTAGACTCAAGAACGAGCCATCTGCCGTGCCGCTGGCCTGACTTGTTTATGATTTTAGTCATTTGTTCGGCCTCATTTCCGGAAGCTCATCCCAAACACCCCACGGCTGATTCAGTTGGCCGCTGGGCCGATTCATCAGTTCGCCAGCCCGCAGATACAGATAGCGCAGCAGCGCCATGTGCTTCTTAAACGCGTCTGCACCGCACAGGTGCGCCTCCTCTTGATGAACGTGCGAGCAGCCGTCCCATTTGATGTGGCCGTGACAATACAAGTCGGCGCCGCTGATGTTAGGCGTCAGTTCCTCGCCATCGCCCTCCGCGCGGAAATACTTGAGGCAAAGTCCGTCCTGTTCCACGGACACGACCTCGTAAACCTCAAAGTCGGCCCAGTGATCTAGCGCGGCCCAGCGCACGCGGAAACCAAAATCGCCTCCGATGTCTTCAATAAGGATGCGCTTTTCGTCGCTCATGTTAAACTTGACTCCCGCTGCTGCGTTGCGGCGACTCATACCACTTACCTGCGTGCGTCTGCATGACCTGCGTGCGAACGCCCTGAGCCGTCGTCACCGATGCGGGGGCGTCCCATTTGCTGGCGTAGTAGTCGCGCAAGATGGCGTTGACCTCGCCCTGCACGGTGCGGCTGTTGCGCTTGCTCTCAATGGCCACGTCCTTTGCCACGTCGGGATCAATGCGAACAAGGCCGCACTTTTTCAGTGGTTGCCCCGTCTTTTTTTGCTTGGTGCGCTTCATTGGGCTTGACGTTTGGAGCAAAAGTATACGTGTGTAAAGGACGAAATGGCACTCTTCACAAAATACATCCCCTACGAAAAGACGGTTACGCAGCACACGTCCAGTGGCAGCACCGTCCACGAACACCGCGCACCCACAGATGCCTCCATGCAACTGTTGCGAGAAATGCAGGCCGAGGCGCGCTCCAGCGTGATTGCGACGCTGGAATGCCGCGACAACAAGTTCAGTTGTCGGGCCGTGCTGGAGCATGACTTCGCTTGTTTCAGTGAGACGATGCGCGTTCAGTTCACGCTCAACGGCGAGCGATACGACGCCCAGATTAAGATACCAGACAGCCGACAGGACGATGCCCCCGCTCTGGCTGTTAAGATTCGCGATGCGCTGGCAAAAGAGATTGCGAACAAGTTGTGCATCGACGGGCTGAAGGATTCTTGGGTGATGCGGAGGGGTGTGAAATGAACACCCACGGCAAAAAAACCGAAGTCTTCTGCAACCGCGATCCGCTCTGGCGAGGCGTAAAGTTTTGGGTCAAGCGCACGAGTGACGGCACACGCGCGGCATTTGCGCAGCCCCTAGAGTTTAGGACGCTGACCAGCGAAGAGGAGGGTATTGAGCTGCCGCCCGCCTTCGCCATGCAGGACGAGCAGGCGCAGCAGTTTATGGATGAACTTTGGCGCTGCGGATTCCGCCCCACCGAAGGCACCGGCAGCGCCGGATCGCTGGCTGCGACGGAGCGGCATCTGGCGGATATGCGGGCGTTGGTGTTTAAGCAGCAGCCAAAATAAATTATGAACACGAATACGATGCCGATAGTCAGGATTGAGCTTCAGTCCATGCGCTTGTCCATGGTTCACGCCTTCCATGACATGCAGTTGAAGATGGATGAAATGGCCAAGCAGGCGATTGACGATGCGCTTGACCCTAAGCGTATCCAAGAGATGATGACGCGAACCGCCCGCGAGGAAATCGACAGGGTGATTTTGGAGGAAACGAACGCGTTCTTCAGATACGGGCCGGGCCGCAAAGTGATCGCGGAAATAGTTGCGAAGAAGCTGTCGGAGGATTTGGAGTAATGGCTAAGAAAATTCACTACGCCGACGATTATCAACCGCGCTTCGGACTGCCGTATCGCGAGCCTGCATCGCCCGAAGAAATGAGGGCCATGCCAGAGGCGAAGCTAAGGCAATACATGGAAAGGCGCCAGATGCAGGAGATTGAGAGTGCCAAGAACCCGGTGGGCTGGGGGTGGACGCTGCCGGTCTGGGAGCAGGTGTTTGACCAATGGAAAAATTACAACGTCCACGTTGTCCTTGGGGGCAACCAGTGCGTTCGGGGCGATACCTCAATCTATGACCCGGTTGAGAAAGAGCACGTCGTAATATCTGAAGCGCGAAGATGGTTTCACGTTCTTGCGTGGAACGGAACAACTCTCGTGCCCACAGCGGCATCCACTCCGTTCGTTAAGGCGCGAGAGGCGATGATTGAACTGCGGCTATCGGACGACCGGGTTTTGAACTGCACGGCGGGGCATCGCGTGATGCTGATGGACGGTTCATGGGTCGGGGCTGGAACACTCAACGCCGGAGACCAGTTGCTTTCACCATGGGCACTTGACGGCTCCATGTCAATAACCGTGCAGCGCGTAACACCTGGAGGCGTGGAAGACGTTTGGGATATAACGGTGCCTGAGTTCGGCAATTACTGGTGCGCGGGCGTCATCAACCACAACAGCAGCAAGACAATGCTCGGCGCCCGCATGTCGGTCTGGGCCGCGTGCGAAATACCCGAGGCTGAGGTTTACAACTTCCATATCAGCGAAAAGCGGTCGATTGATGACCAGCAGCGGTTCATCTATGAGAACCTGCCGGACTGGCTGAAGAACATGCCGACGAAAAAGGGCATCGCGCACAGTCTGCAATACACGCAGAAAAACGGATTTACGGATGGCATCGCCATCATGCCTCCAGTAAAGGGATACAGGCGCGGTGGCTCAATTAAGTTCTACAACTATGCGCAGTTCGTCGCCAACGACCAAATCATCGAGGGCATCAAGGCGCACTTCGTTTGGGCTGATGAGAAGATTCCGTTCGATTTATTTGAGACGATCCGCATGGGTCGTCTCGGGACGTATCACGGTAGAATGTTGCTAAGTTACACAGTAGTAGATGGATGGAATAGCACAATCGAAAAAATTTTGGCGCGAACACGCACGCTAAAGACGCGCTACTGCGACCACCCCAAGATCATGGCAAACCTGCCGATTATGCAGGAAAGTCTGTCAGTTGGCTCTTGCTGTATCCACTACGCTTGGACGCAAGACAACCCCTTCGCCGATTATCGCGAGTTCATGCGTTTATATGGCTCTGAGAGTAGGGAAGTAATCCTAGCCCGCGCCTTCGGAGTCCCCACCAAATCCACTACCTCCGCCTTCCCCCTCTTCAGCAAGGAATACGTCAAAGACGGCGGCAACGTCATCAAACACGAAGACCTACCATGGCTCAAAACCCGCAAGAACGCCAAGGGCCAAGACGTGCCGTATCCAGTCACGTTCTACATGGCGCTTGACCCCGCTGGCTCCAAAGCGTGGTTCATGGTCTGGGTCGCCATCGACGCTGCCAACACATGGTGGGTCTACCGCGAGTCACCTGAGAACGAGGAATGGGCGCTCCCCGGCAACAAGCCCGGCCCGGCGACAACGCCGCGCATCCACGGCATCAAGGCTTACGTGGAGCACATCACGACCGCGGAGAGCGGTCCCGATCTGGATAAAAACATCTACGAGCGCATCATTGACCCCCGCATGGGTGCCGCCGAGCGCCAGTCGCAGGACGGGGCTACGACCATAATATCCGAACTGGACGACGCTGGGCTCACGTTCATCCCGGCTCCGGCTGCTTCGTCGGAAGCCAACAAGGGCGAAATTGAGGACGGCATTCAGCTCATCAACAACCTGCTGGCCTATAAGACGGATCAGCCGGTGGACGCGCTTAATCGGCCTCGGCTCTACGTCAGCGACAGGTGTCAGAACCTGATTTACGCGTTACAGGAATACACGGGTAAGTTGGGGGCGACGGAGGCGACGAAAGACCCGATTGATTGCTACGACGCCGAGACTGAAATCCTGACGACCGATGGCTGGGTGCCGTTCCCGTCGCTGCCGCGAGGCGTGGCGGTGGCTACCATGGCGAAGGACGGGACGCTGGAGTATCAGGTGCCGACCGAGTATCACGAGCGGCATTACACTGGGCCGATGGTTTTAGTCAACAACGGTGGCATTGATTTGATGGTCACGCCGAATCATCGCGTGCTGGTGCTCGGCAGTGATGGGCCGTGGTTCAAGCTGGCGAAAGATTTGCGCGCGGTTGAGCGATACCCGCGCCCCGTTGAGAGCCACAACGTATGGCGTGGAGTCATGTGGGATAAGGCCAGCGAGCCATACCAGTCGCAGTATTCCGGCATGGTCTACTGCGTCACGGTGCCCAACGGCACGCTTGTCGTCCGGCGCAACAGCAAGTCCATGGTATGCGGCAACTGCCTACGTTACCTCCGCAAAGCCAACTGCGAATTTGTCCCCTACGTCAAGGACACGGGCGGACGGACGGGCGTTTACTAATTTATGAGCACCGAAAACCGGCGCAGCTTCCTGCGCAACATCCTCGCCGGCGGAGCAGCCGCAGCCGTCGCCAAGGTCGCGCCCGCCGCGACGCCCGATCCTGTCGTAATCACCAAGACCGTGACCGTTGAAAAGGTCGTGGAAAAGGTGATACTCAAGGACATCCCGAACAACGTCAGCGCCTCGGAAATGGTGATTTGGCTGACGATCACGGCGCGTCGTCGCCGCGCAGCGAAGGCTGAAAATAACCAAGCGCAAAACGAAGGACGATATTTTGGCTAATACTCGCTTGACGAGTAAGCGCCGATGTGCGTTGGTTGGCGCACTCCTATGGAAACTAAAAAAACGAAACTCAAACCCCGCCGGATGTGGGCGAATCCGCTCGACGCCAAATGCCCTCCGGTGTTTTGGCATTTAAGCCGCGTCAGACTCGAAAGCATCAACCTCAACCACACGGTGCCCGTCGCCGTCATCCCGCTCGATGACGTGGAGAAGTTAGTAAAGAAAGCCTCGAACGCATATGCATTTGAGGACGTGAATTTCACGTCACTAACGGATTGCTGCATCCGCGCCGCCCTCACCGCCATCGGCGTGCTGCCCCGCGCACGGAAAGGACGCAAATGAAGATCGAGATCAAATCATGGCTGACCGGAAGCGTGCTATTCGAGGGCGATTTTACCTCAATCGCAGAGGCGGTGGCTGCGGCGATTAAAGCGCGGGCGAACCTCTCGTGGGCGAACCTCTCGGGGGCGAACCTCTCGGGGGCGGACATCTCGGGGGCGAACCTCTCGCGGGCGAACCTCTCGTGGGCGGACATCTCGGGGGCGAACCTCTCGGGGGCGCACATCTCGGGGGCGAACCTCTCGCGGGCGGACATCTCGGGGGCGGATTC